CTCCAAGTGTATAATCCTGTTTTTGCTATAGCCGAAGATATTTCTTTTTGAGCAATGTAATTGACGCTGGTTGAGCTATTAAAAGCAGTTATTTTAAGATAAGCATAATAAACCCCGTCTCTTACAAGCCATAAACTGCCAACATGATTTGCGGTAAATGGCGTGTGTCCACTTGCGGTCATTGTTCCAGTTGTTCCAACGGCTCCGTGATGATTTATTGATACAGTTTTTGTTTGTAAAATATTTTCTTTTTGATATGGTCCATAAAGCAAATCAATTTGATTAAATGTCCAATCAGAATTACTAAATCGAATTAATTTATAAAATCCTTTTAAAGGGTGAACCATCCAAATAACATCATCTTTTTGAACATAGCGAATAAAATCTAAATCACTTTCAGAAAAACTATTTACTACTTCATAAGCATTTCCGCCACTTAAAACTAATGCTTGTTGTGAATAAAATCTAAAATAACCCGCCCCTAATTCTATAATTAAAACTTGGTCAACATTATATTTAAACCTAATAATTCTGGTTTTTTTTGTTGAGTCTTTAACTTCATTAACAAACTTTGTGCCTTTTCTTCTAAATAACCAGCCTTGAGGGTGAACATCAAAATTTTCAACAATAGAACCGCCATTAAAAAAAGGCTCAAAATCGACTAAGCCGTCAATAGTAGGCGATAATTCACCTGCATTAAATCGTGTTTGTATTTCATTAACGCTAGCCATTTTGTCTTATATCAATCCATTCGTTAGATGTTAAGGGTGTTTCGTTTCTTATTGCTTTAAATTGTGTCATAGCTTGATACAAAGCATTTTCATATTCGGATAATAATTGTTTTTCTCTATTATCCGAGCCAGTTAAATTATAACATATTTTTGTAGCAAGCAATAAAACAAAAGCATTTTTAAAACCTGATGTATACTCGCTAGGGTCTGTAATTCTAGCAATGTAGGTAATATTTATATTATCGGTATTAGTCAATATATATTTTCCTTCTATTGTGTAATCTGGTTCATTTTCAATAGAAATAAGTTTAATATATTCGGGATTAGTTGGTAATGCAAATTTATAGCTCCATTCGTAAAGCGGTGTTTCGGTAAGCTTATTTAAGGCTTGCCTACGCACCGCAAAACTCCATTCGGCTTCGTTCAAAATCTGATTTAATGCAAAATCATAAGCAAGTTTTAAGTCAGTAGCTTGTTGGCTTGGGTCGGTGTCAATATCTTGAACACGACCCTTACCTAACTTTAACAATGCAAGATTACATAATTCAGTTTTTGAAGTCATTACAATACAGAATATTCAATTAATATTCTAATATCGCCAGCAGCCGAACCAGCAGTATTGAAAGTGATTGCTGGTTGAAATAACTTTTTAGGGTCAGCAGTTAAGCCAGCAATTTCCCAGATTTGTTTATGCTTGTTTTCAATAGCGGGTTTTGTAAAAGCATCAACTCCTTTTGATGCAGTTGCCAAACTTTGTCCATCCAATAAACAATCTTTAACTATTACTGCCGCACCAGCTGAAACGGTCTCATAAAAACCTAAATCAACATCAGTTGCGCCAGTAATAGCGTCAAAATCTAATTGAATGCGGTGAATAACTGCATTGCTTGGAAGGGGCGCGCCTAGATAAAATACTGAAGCATCGCCGTCAGTTGTTGCCTTTGCAATTGTATCGACAACAATTCTACTTCTAGCTCCATTGAGTTGGAAGTTATTTTTGTCAAGTGAACCTGTTTTATTAGCCATAAATATTATAAATTAAAATTAAAGTTAAGCGGTTGGTAAATCAGTTGTTAAGCAGTCAATAGCTACAACTAACTTTTCTTCCATACGAGTTGATCCATAAGAAGCTTTTGCAGATAATTGAATGTTTTGTTTATTAACATTTTTCTCAGCAACAGTTGTAATATCTTTATGTTTTGCAAAAAGACCAGCTTTTTTAACATAAAGAAATGCTCTTTTAGTATTTTCAGCAGCTCCAGCAGGAAGATAAGAAGAGTTAAATCTTAAAAATTTAATACCATAAAACTCTTCAGCTCTATTGTATTTTATTTGAGCATTTGCACCGAGTTTATAATCTTTGTTAACAAATTCAGTTTGTCCTAACAAATATCTATAAGAAGCAGTTGATAAAACGCAATAAACTTCTTCAGTCGCTAAATCAACATCATTTTTCTCAAAAATTGCAATCGCATCTTTAAGTTTACTAGTTGTTAAATCTTTAGAGCCGTGAGCAATTAATTGATTAGCAGTATCAAAAGCAACATTTGTTATAGCTCCCGATTTATCTACAGATTGTGAAGAGCCAAGTAATCCATTAATAATAATTTGGTCTTTTTTTCTGTTAGCTGCTTTGACAAAATTTGCTAACATAGAAGATTGAGGGTTTACCATTTGTCTTTGCAAATCTTGCTCGTCAATGTAATCCATACCTTCATAATCAACACAAGTAATAGAGCGTCTAGAAAATTCAGTTGGTGTGTATTGAACGTCAGAGTGTCTGCCTTGTCTAACTAACAATTCAACACTGCCAATTCTGTCAAAATATTCAAAATTGGTATTCATTGTGGTATTATCAAGGGTACTTTCAAGTAATGAAGTAGTTTTTTGGGTAAGCTCGCGTAAATTAGTATTAAACGCAATTGTTGCTGCCAAAAGATCGGCTGTTTGAGTCATAAAATAAATATTTGAATTAAAAAATAATAAAAATCGGGGATTACTCCCTCCTAATTGCTACCCTTAATTTCAAAGACTTAAATTAAGCTCCCTTTTACTTTACATCGGACAATGTTTAGCTATAAAATAGAATATTAAATTTTAATGTCAACAATATATTTTTTGTTTATAGCTAAATTTAAAATAATATCACAAATTGCGTCTTGATTATCATTTTTATAAAAAGATTCATTAACAAACATTAAAATTGCATCTTTAGTATAAAAAAAACATTTAGAATCAGTAAAAGAATTATTAAAATATTTCGCTGTTAAATCAATTTTTTCTTTAAAATTTTCTATAACAAAATTTCTCCATCTATCGGCATTATTACTTTTTCCTATAGAATATATTTCTTGGTTTCCAAAATATTCTTTTACTTCTTTAATATTTTTTGCATTAACTACAATTTCTTTATCAAATAAATTTACAGTTAATTCTTTTAATTTTGCATTTAACGCTTTATCTACCATTTTTTTAAATTGGTCAAGTGAAGCATCTAAGTCTCCAAGAGTAAACTCATATTCATATTTATTATAGCCCCCTAGATCAGATTTTTTGTGAAATTCTTCAAGATTATTAAATTTTGTAAAAGTATTTATCATATTTTTTTATTGAGTTAATATTAATACAATAATTTATTAATGGCTTAATTAATGTCAACAAAATAATTAACTTTAGTTTTAAATGTAATGGTTTTTTTGTCTTTATCTTTGCTTTCGCTAGTTTGAATATCTGCATGTGCATAAACTTTTTCTTTATCTATGTTAACTGCATTTTTGATACGCCTTTCTATTACGCGATTAATAGAATCTATTATTTTGCTATGCCCTGAATATTCATGATGTAGATTTTCAAAATCCTTTGTTTCTATTTCAAAAAAATTTATATTTTTGTTTTTTGCAAAATCTTGAAAATCTACTAATGATTGTATAAAAGTTAACATTTATTATAAATATGGTTTTTTTAACATTTCAAAAACTTGATTAACCGCTTTTAAATCTCCTTTATGATAAGGGTGCGTTTTGTCATTTAAAATGTCATTAAACATTTCTTCGGGCGATTTTGTAATTTGTTTTAAATTATTTCCAATAGAACCCTCGCTAACTTTAGAAGCGACTTTATCCATTATTTTGGATATTAAAACTTTTTGGTCTAATGGTAAATTGTGAATACTTTCCATGTCTTCGGGCGAAACATAATTCATTAAAGTTTTTTCAGCAATATCCGCTCTTTTTTCGTAATCAAAGCCCCATTCTTTTTTAATATTTTCTAATGATTGCTTGTTAGCTTCGTAGGCTTGTCTTTCTAATTCAATTTCTTGTGTCCTGTCGGCTTCAAAAATACTATTAAGAAATTGTTGTGCTACTTCGGGCTTAATTCCAAGCTCTAAGGCTTTTGTTTTAGCTGTATTAACAATATTATCTTCAATAGAATAACCTTCAGGTAAATTAATTTGGTAATCTTCGGGTTTAAATGTTAATGGTTGCGCCATTTGTGCTTTTAATTCCGCTTCGACAACATCACGAGCTTTGCCAAAATGTTTGTTTTTGTGATAATAATCTTTAGCAATTGCCGATAAATCTTTAGGAAAGTTTTTAGAAAGCCTTTCAAAATCAGCATCTTTTCTAATATCTTCGGGAAAAAATGAATTTAAATCAAAACTTGGCGTAGCTGGTGCCGTATTTTGAGTAATATTAGTTTCATTGACTGGGTTTGATTGTGTTGGTGCAATAGGTGCGATTTGATTTTCAATTGTCATAATTTTTTTTATTTGTTGATAGTGTTTAAATCTAAGTAATCGTCAATATATTGAAATGCAAGTCTCATACCCACTTGTAAATGTGAGGCTAAAACATCATCGCAAGTATATTCTCTCGAAATTAATTCAGGATTAATAACTAGAGCCGTTCTTAAATCTTTGTAAACTACCAAACCTTCTGCCGAGCCAAATACTGTGTTAAATATTCGCTTTCTTTCTATAAGTTTTTCTTGTAATTGCTTTTCTGCGTCAATCATTAAACCCCCGCTTGTTTCATTGTTGCTAATGTTTGTGCTTCGGTGTTAGCGTCAATCATTTCTTGTTGTTGTGCCATTTGTTGTTGTCTCGCTTGTCGCTCTTCATCAACTTTAGAAGCATTTTTAATTAATTTAGGGTCAATTTGTAAAATATCCGCTTTATATCGGGCTATTTGGTCAAAATCTACCGTGTCTAATATTGCTGGATTTGCTTGAGCCAAATTCATAACTGACATTAAAAACACATCAACCGAATTATTTTTGCCTAATTGATTTGCTTGATTAACTGGGTTAATAAATTCGATTTTCATTTTAGGAAAAATCTTTTTACCTGTAGTTTCGTCAGTTGTTCCCTTCATTTTATTAGGCATCTCAGGAAAGGGAGCATCAGGCAAAAGCGTAAAATTACCATCTTGAGCGTAAGATAGTTTAAAAAGAATATCATAAACTCTATCAAGAATTGATTCAAGATATTGTTGCAATGAAGAAGCTAAACTTCCCATGATTCTATAGCTTTCCGCTCTTAGTTCTAATATTTGTGTTGCGGTAGCTCTTGGATCATCTAACACCGATAACTTATCCAAAAAAAATATTTTTCTAATTGATTCTTGTTTTTGTGTTATTAATTCAACTGCTGGATTAATTCCTTTACTATCGTTAATTGGTTCAACTGCGCGACCATTGCCAACAGGTGATTTAACCATGTTTAAGGCTCTTGGTTGCAAGTTCAATTGTTTTTCAAATTGTGCATTTACAATTAAAGGCGGGTTTAATATTTTTTGGATTGATTCAAAATAATCATACCACATTCTATTTAAACTTCTTGCGTCGGCTAATGCATACATTGCTTGCCCCGTTCCATAAACTTCGCCAGTTCCTTTAGCACTTCTTCCGACGGCAACAGGAAAACTATTAAAACCAGTTTCACTAATAATCTTGCTATGTGTCGGATCTAACCAAATACCCTGAAATGGCATATTTATTGTATCAATTTTGGTTGAATCCCTTTCATTTCTTGGCATTATGTAAAGTCTAACATCAAAATTTGTGTTAGGTTTTTCAATTGAAGCTTTTTTAATTATCTCATCGATATTGCCGCCATCAGCAAATTTTTTGACAATATCTTTAGCCGTCATTTTCATTAACAAAATGCAAGTATCAACTTTGCCCTCGTCATTTTCAGTAATTAAAATATTTTTAATGTGAATTGCTTTAAAATTGATTAAAGAAGATTTGCCTTCTTCAATCTTTAGTGCTATAGTTCCAAATGTTGCGAAGTCTTTTAGATTTTCATGATGGGCATCTTCAAAATTGCCTTTAGTGTCGTAGAGAATATTCCACATTTTATCGGCAACGGCTTTGAGATATTCTAAAATTTCATCATCAGTTTTTAACTCTTCATCTTCTATTTTAATTGTAAACCATGGAGTCGCTTTATTTGTCATTGTACCGTTAAGAATTGACGCAAAATTTTCTAATGCAATTACCATTGTTGAATCGTTAGCAACAAATAAATCTTTTTTATCGCCTGCGGTTTTTTCGCTTGTGATGTCAGTTTTAAGGGGTCGAAAATACTTTGCTGTATCTTGCCAATTTGTTTCAAAGTTTTTTCGATTAGTTAATAAATCATTGTAAAGATTATTAAGCTCTTCAATTCTTTTATCTGCCATGTTAAATTCCTAAAAGTTTTTTTCGTTCCATTACGCCTTGCATAGATGAACCCGCAAAAGTAGTGCGTTTCTTCAAAGCTTCTTCTTGTGCTTTTAAATCAGCTTCAGAAAGCAATTTAAGTCTTGTTT